GTCTGCTACATCCGGGCGGGTCAAGTCTTTCGCCAAAACGTCAGTAGCCGCCGCATCGTCCGCAAGAACCTTAGTCGGGTTCAGGAAGTCAATGGCATCCGCCGTACCTACTACGTCTGTGTAGACTGGTTGGGGGTGGAGGGCTGCTGCATCCGTTGCCCCCGCCGCGCTCGCAAGGTCAGGCTTGGTAACGGTCTTAGCATTGGCATCCGAAGTCGTCGCCGTATCCGCCACGTCAGGGCGAATAAGTACAAATGAGTTGATAACGTCCGTTGGTACTGCCGTATCGACGAGGACTTTCGTCGCCACCAAGTAATCAATACCGTCGGAAGTTGTAGCAACATCTTGCCGTACCTTTGTCGTGTCCTTGGCTGCCGCATCGGATGTAGTAACCGAGTCAGCCAAATCAGGACGGGTTAAATCAAATGAAGCAAAATCAGTAGCAAATGCTGGATCAGGGTCAACGTCGGCATCAGTCTGATCGAAGTCCAGCGGCTTAGTGTGCACCTTCGTCAGGAAGTCTGACGTTGTGACCGAATCGTTGAGGACTTTGACGAACGTGTAGTAGTCGATGGCGTCGCCAACTGTGGAGACATCCACCAACACCTTGTCGATTGTAATCGCCACCGTGTCAATCGGGGTCGCCCCATCCATGAATTGCACAGGGAACGAAATCTCAGCCCGTAGGCGCGGTGTTTCCGAGGCTTCATACTTCGGCGCAGCATACGCAGCCGACACCGCAAGGAACCCTGCTGTAATCGTAGCAGCGGCTCTAGGGGCGGTAATCTCCTTCGCAAGCGATACGAGCGCCTTTACAGCCCCAACGACCGTGACGGTCGCTGTAGCCTTAGACGGCGCTGTTACTGAGAAGGACGCCCGGATACGCATCAGAACTCTCCACGTACGCGGAAGCGCAGCAAGTCAAACACGGTGTGGGTATCGCCGTTATAACTGATTTCGATCTCCCCCTCATACTGCCCGGGGTCTACGTCGAGTACCCCGCCGCTGAAGTTGAAACTAACTTTACCATTGTTGGCATCAACCTTTGTGCATGTGATCGTAGACAAGAGCGTTGTGCCACCTGCGGCACGGAACTTCACAACTATGGTAGTAGTGCCAGCAGAGAGATCAATCGGCAAGCCGGTATTCTCGTCCGTCAACGTGAGGTTGATCTCTGGTTTGCTGTCCCCTTGGACTAATCGGATTACGTCACTCATGGTGTCCCCTATGCAAAAGGTCGCATCTGCACAGTCATCGACGCCCTAGCGACGCCCAAGTTTGCCTTGGCGCGACGGGCTGCTGTCTTGTACGCGAATTGTTTGGCATGGTACGTACCCAACTCACGATCCGTCCACGACTTATCGGGGAGAATCAAAAGATGTTGCAACGCACCATGGATGATAAGTTGTTCGCACTCGTCGAACGCCGTCTGATCCATCCCTTTAGAAGTGATGCTCGGCTTGAGTGCCACGAACATCTTCACATCGTAGGGCTTCGTCGCATCTGGAACCGGGATCATAACGAAGTGATCTGGGTCAAACTGCGATAAGTGTCGTGGATCAGACCTCTGTGCAACTTCGGTCGAGGGCCAACTAGGGTAAATACTATGTACCTGCTCCTGTGTGAGCGGGCTGATAGCCTCCCCATTGATTGTTGAGTGCAGTACGGCGACGATCTCCGAGTTCTCGGGAGTCTCGTATTCGTACTCGTACACGCCGGGCGTAAGGCGAATCAGCGGTTGCTCATAACGCCATACAAGCGTTTTCTCACAAACCTCAATCGCCGCGTCGCGGACATACTGTTCGATAGTTGGACGTGGGCAACCCGGCACATTCGGGGCCAGTTTTGATTCAATCGTGAGGAAGTTTCTAGTCGCCATTTACACCACCTGATTTGCCCCAAGACCAGCGTCCTCCGTATCCGTTACCGGACGGGCTTGGAAGTTGGTACTGAGGGCTTGAATGAACGAGTCTTGGAACAACTTGGCGCGATTAGAGTTCACATGCTCGTTGTCGATGGACTCAGCCAAGAAAATTGTCCCGTCAATCACGACAGGTAGGTAGGCATCAGGCAATAACTCTACCTGCTCCCCAAGGTTGTAGTTCCGTGGAGCCTGCGAGTATTCAAGGACTAGCACCTGCCCAGCAGGAGCCTTTGGGTAAATGAAGAATCGGTTCGCGTTACGCGGATGCCGCATCCAGTTCACCGTAGCCGCAGGGTCATCGTTGGCCCAGTCAGGGTATGTCTGGTCTAGGGTCTGCCGGTTTGTTTCACGGATGCTCGCGCCGTCTTTGACGCGGAACACTTCCATGATACGCAGAGAATCAGCAGGGGCGCTCTGTAGAACTTCCCCCGCTGTTGTTGAAAACTCCGCGATCTTGGCGAACAAGTCAGGACGCAACACTGCTATGCGCTTGAGCGCCTGATTTGCAAACCCCAATAATTCGGCATCCGAATAACGCTGAAGGACAGCGTTTGTATTGGTGTCCTGCAACATCCTGCGGACTTCAGAGATAACAGTGTCGAGTAACATTACATCAACCCTTTAGACGCTTCAAGATTTACATCTTGGTTCGTATAGGTAGGCTCCTCAGAAACTTCTAAAGTTTCCAAAGTCAAACTAGACTTGCGGTTCTTCTGAGCCTTAGGGACGAACTTTTCTGGGTACGCCTCTTGCTCAGTTACTTCTGTGCAGTCAGGATTCTCAGCAAGGATTTCGTTCCACTCATAAATGAAACCGGTTTTGTCTTTGAGGTATCGCATTATTTGCTCCTTTTGGCTGCGTTCATATTATCGACCAAGTTGGGGTATTTACGCCCCGCTTTTTTAGCCGCTGCTTTTGCCTTCGCTTTTTGCTCGGGCGTCAAAGATTTGGGTTTCCCCAACTCCTTTGGTCTAGGTTTATTCCACACTTCCATATCAGCACTTCCACGCCCGAAGGCTCTTATTGATCCGGCTATCCGGGTCGTTCGCTGTTTTCTTGGATGTCAGTTTCTTCTTCATCCCCTCCATCCTCGCGCAGAACGAATCTTTGCGGGAGCCGCCCTCAGGCTGCGGGGGTTTCAGTCCGGGTTTACCCGGATTGGCTTTGTTGTAAGCGGCACGACCTTTGGCGTTCAATCCGCCGTCTGGGTCTTTACCTTCTTTGCGTTGCCATGCTGGGGTCTTAGCCATCATGCCACCTCGTACCAAACAGTAACATTACAGTCTGCTGGGAGGTCAATATAGATACCGCTGGTAAATCGTATTCCGCTTCCCGGCATATCGACCTGCGTCAAGCCTTTGCCATACGCATTGATCGAATAAAACGGATCAGCCTCGCCGGGCGCAGTGGTACGGTCGTAGTATTTGACGACAGCATCGCTTCCGCCACTGTGCATCACCATCGTCTTGAGCATACGGCAGTGCCCAGTGACAGCAACACCATCAGTTGCCACTTGTACTGCTAAAACATCTCTCTTGGGCATAACTACTCTCCTTTAGAAGAAAGGGGGCCGAAGCCCCCTTCTATTTAGGCGCAGTCAGCAACCAATGCCCACACGCGAACAACTGCTGCATCAGCAGCGTTCACAGTAATGACATCAATCGTGTCAGCAGCGCTGTAGTACTTACCAGCACCGTAGCCTACGAACGTGTTCGGAGCGCCCTCAGCAAGAGCGATAGCCGAAGCGTAAGAAGCAACGGTGTTAGCGTTGACGCCATCCAACCAGCCATCAGTATCAGTGCCGTCACCGATGTCAACAGTCAGAGTGCCGCCTTCGGCAGTCACAACGTCCATACCAACTGCCATCACCAGCGATTTAGCCGGGATGCGGATGGCTTCTAGGCCGTCACCTGCGCCGATGGCAGCAGCGCCAGCAGCAGTACGAGCAGCAGAGATTGCTGCGAAATCAAGCGTCACTTCATAACGAGTAACCTTGTGCAAACCCTCGGCGCGAGGAGCGGCTGAGCCTTTGTTGTAGCCCAACGATTCAGAAACAATAGCCATGTGATTCTCCTAAAAAATTACGAACGGGGGCCGAAGCCCCCGACCATTACAGCGTGATAACCGCTTGGGCCAACGCTTCAGGTTTCACAACCTTGTAGCCATACACTTGCAGACCACGGATGATGTTACCGAACGTGGTTTCAGAGCGGATGGTTTCCATGTTGGTCATCTGCGATGCGAAGGTGAAGCCCATCTTGTGACCACCAACGACGCTGAACTTGCCGCTAGACACGTTCAGGTTGTGGCTTACATAGAGGGTGAAGCGGTCGATCATACCGAGACGACCGTTGCGCAGCGGAGTCATGCTATCGCCAGTCAACGAAGCGTCTTTCAGATCAGAACGCTTGATGTAGCCAGCCATCTTTGCAGGGATCACGAGGAAGCGATCTTGCTCAGGAGTGTTGGCTTCGTCAAGGACAGTACCCATGTCAACGATCAAGTCGATGACGTTGGTCTTGTCGATGGCAAGAGCAGAACCGGTTGTGCCAAGGTCGATGTCACCAGAGATACGACCAGCAGTTGCGCCTTTATTCAAAGCGGAAATGCCCGGCAGAATGTCGGTGAGCACGCGCTGGTCGATCTTGATCTTCATACGCTCAGAAGCGTCCTTAGACCAAGTATCCATCAGAGCGATGTCCGACTGAACCTTATCCACATCATCTTCGATACAGGCAAAGTACTCGCCCTTGTCGATGATGAGTTGCAGTTTAGGCTTGTCAGGATTTTCGACCGACAGCGTTTGACCTTTTACATAGGTCTTGATGGTGATCTCAGGGGTGGTACGGATGTTGACCGTATCACCGTGCTGACGAATCTCGCCTTCGTAATCAGTGTTGGCAATAGCAGCCAGCACAGTTGCGTCGTAGAAATTCTCGATCAGTTTACCCGACCAGATTTCGGGGATGAAGTTACCGCTATAGTTTGGGCGGCCACCTGCGTTTGGGAAAGACATGATTAACTCCTAGTTAAGCGTTAGCAACAATGCGCCCATCTCGCTGTGCAGCAAAGATGTCGCGTTCGATGCGGTCACGCTCAGCCTCTCGTCCTTTGTACTTACCCTGACGAACGTCGTTGAAGAACGACTTGATGTCATCAGGAGAGTATTGACGAGAGCCTTGCCCGGTAGGTGCGTTCGTGCCGCGTCCGCGACCCGGTGCAACTTGCCGTTCAAGTTCTGAGGCAGACCGATTAGGTTGAGCATTAGCATTAGGCCGGTACTTACCAGTTGCTTGAGCGAACGCACTAAAGAAAGCCGCCACACGGTTCACGTCGAGATTGGCTTGCGCTTGCTCCAGATACAGTTGACGAGATGTACCCGTCATTGGATCAACTTCGAGCATCCAAGTTTGGAAGTCGGCGTCGTTGTTGATCTGCTGCCATGCTGGAACGGCGTGCGACAACTGATTCCAGAAACGATCTTCGGCACTTACTGCTTGTTGCTGTGCCACTCGTTGTACTTGCGGAACAATCGTCGTGTTCAAGTTTGCCGCAATCTGATGAATTGCGTTTTCCATAGCAGCAAGTTTGCCGATCATAGGAACAAGTTCCTCTCTCGACACTTTTCGCATCACGTCCAGCGACTCACCGTACTCCTCTTTCTCTTTATCAGAGACGAGGACAGGAGCCTGCATTTGTGCAGGAGCCTGAGTGGGTTGCGAGGACAGACTGGAAAGTAATTGCTCCATCTGGCTCACGCGAGATTGCAGTTCTCGGTTGTTTGCGTGCAAGCGCGGGACTTCCGCGTTGTACATTCCCTGAAGGGTTCGCCACTTCTGAGCATAAGTCTCAGAATTTGCATCGTCATTGCTTTGCTCTGTACTTGACGACGGCGTAGCATAATTTGCACCATCACTGTCG